TTAACTTTTCACCACCGGCAGCTGACTGAAATTTGTCGTGTATGCCGGTGACAGCATTTCGCGCTTCATCCTGTACCCGCTGTCACTGCCTTTACCGGCAAACCACACGCGGCCCAGCCCACTATTATTTATTGTGTCGATGGTCTTCATCAGCTCATCGCTGTTTTTGAATGGCTGCCGGGTGGCGAACATATCGAACTGGGTGACGGCTGAATCGGTGAAATCTGACAGAATGATGCCCGCCTTATAATACCGGTACCCGTCACGCCAGATAGTATCCAGTGCTCTCATGGCGGCATTGATGATGTCCCGCGTGTCGCAACTGGGGTACTCGAGTGAAATATTTGCACTGTTCGCATAGTCCGGCCCGTTCGCGTGTCTGCTGGTCTGCACAAACAGCCCTATCATCCGGCAGCGCTGCTTTTCTTCCCGGAGTTTTTCGGCTGACCGCTCGGCATATTCACACACGGCCTTTCTCATGGTGACAATGTCCGTCACTTTGATACCGAATGACCGGGAGCAGAGGATCTGCTGTTTCACCTTTCTGACTTCTTCCAGCTCGATACAGGGTTCCCCGTTCAGTTCCCGCAGCGTGCGCTCAGTGACAACACCGAATGTTTTACGGATAGTCGCCGGTGCGGCGTTCGCCAAATCTAATGCTGTGCGGATCCCCATTGTGTTCAGTCTGGCCGATATGCGCCGGCCGATTCCCCATACCTCGCTGACCGGCATCAAAGCCAGTAATTTACGCTGGCGCCGCGGATCTGAAAGGTCTACCACCCCGCCGGTTTTTTTCCATGTTTTTGCTGCGTGGTTGGCGATTTTTGCGAGTGTCTTTGTCGGTGCAATACCAACGCCGACCGGAAGGTGTGTTTTCTGCAGAATGGCAGCCTGTATCTCACGGCCGTAATCTTCCAGGCTGAATGTCCTGGTCATGCCAGTAAAATCAAGAAAGGCTTCGTCGATAGAATAGATTTCTGTGGCGGGTGCGAAGGATGAGAGCAATGTCATCACACGGCTGCTCATATCACCGTACAACGCATAATTTGAGCTGAATACTGTCACATTGTTTTTATGACAAAAATCGCGACACTCATAATACAGCGCCCCCATTTTGATACCGAGGGTTTTCGCCTCTGCTGACCTGGCGATCACGCAGCCATCATTATTGCTCAGGACGATAACCGGCTTACCTGTCAGATCGGGCCGGAATACTCTTTCACAGCTGGTGTAAAAGCTGTTTACATCCACCTCACGCAGCCATCATTATTGCTCAGGACGATAACCGGCTTACCTGTCAGATCGGGCCGGAATACTCTTTCACAGCTGGTGTAAAAGCTGTTTACATCCACCAGCGCAAACATCACTGCGCCCGGTGGATGATGTAGGTGACCACACCGAAAATCTGTAAATCCTGCTCACTACTGATTACGATAGGCTGATAATCCGGATTCATTGGGATCAGCATAGGTACCGGTGACAGTTGCAATTTTTTGACAGTAAACTCACCGTCAAAACTGGCAATCACAATATCCCCCTCCGCCGCAGTTACCGCACTGTCCACGATAACCACATCACTGTCAAAGATATTCGCATCTATCATCGAACTACCTTCAACCCTGAGTAAATAGGTACTTTCCGGGTGTCGGATCAGTTCACTGTTCAGGTTTATGCGCTCCTCGATATAGTCCGCCGCCGGTGACGGAAACCCAGCGGGAACATGCTCCAGGAAAAGAGGCAATGTCAGAATTGTATCATCGTTGATCTTGACAAGTTTCATACTCAGAATCGATTAACTGTATATATATACAGTTAATGATAGAGAAGTTTAGCTGTCTCATCAATCTGATTTTTACTAATTTTATGCGTCACATGCATTACTCATTGAAATCAAATCCGACAGTCCGCTATGAGCAACTAACGACTCGAGCTTAGCTTGCAAGCGTCCGATCGACCGTAGGGAGCGAATTTTATGGCCTTGTTACACGTTTAGCCTAGATACATGTTTAGCCAATTTCTCCTCAATCTGCATAAGCCGAAGAATAGGCGATTTTAACTCCTTTGTTTCTTTGGCGGCATACTCTCTAAGCTGTGATAAGCAGTTGAAATACGCTCGGTTTATGATTGGTTCAAGTTCAACACCAAATTCTGTACGTAAATTCTGCTGAATTTCTTCAATATCTCTCATTTGGTTATTCTTTGCACCCATACCTTGGTTTTTGACTATGGGTGACCAAAGCATAAAATGCTTTTCATAGCCCTCGAAATACTTGTTTGCATATTGAATGTTTTTTCGGAACTTTTTGGTAAAGCGATTCACGTTGTCAGACTGGCAATCTTTGACATACTGAAGACCCGTTACTAAATGGGTAGCGACCTCGCAGATATAAACAACTTTGTTTTCAGGATTTATACCAACAACGTCAATTTCACCCTGAACGTCCGGAGTATATAGGTTGTACTCAACGAAGTCGCAGCCCAGAAAGTATTTAAGATACTCACCTACAATTTCTTCTCCAGGATTTTGCACTCTCTCTCCTTAAAACGTGTAACAGTTATTCGGCGGAAAGATCCGTATTTAAGTACAGACTTTTTCACCTTTTTAAATTTAATGGGCAGAACACTACACCGCCTTTTTATAACTGACAATAGGTTATAGGTTCATCTGGTATTTACATCTGCTACAAACACGGATTAATCCGTCTAAAAGTGATGGCGATGCCCTGATGCGGACAAGATATTTTTGCAGTGCCAAAACGTCTGCTTTTGGCACGGAACTACCGAACTAATTGTGGTGAAAGTCTGCTGTGAGCGAATAGCGGACATATGCATATTTGTTAAATATGGCAAATTTTAGCTACCACTTCCCGTGGTTGGCGGTTGGTCGATAACAGGAACTAATCACACAATATAATTCATTGATTTTAAAACATATAATCACTTGTAATCTGAAGATATCCTCCCAAAGCCCCCAATGACATTTTCAACTTCGAAAATCTCTAAAATCTACCTCACTTAACCTAATCTAGTAGAATCAAACGAAGGCTCTAATCTGTTAAAGAGTATTAATAAAATGCTGTGAGCATCTTGTTGCAATCTACTTAATGAGCATGTTTTCAAACAATCTATCTCATTGTTTTAGTTATATAAATAAAACTTCACAAATTGCGATAGTCCATACCGTATTCCCGAAAGAAACGTACAAATAATCGTTACAGCTCTCATTTAATGGCTCATTATGTTGAAAACATACGAAATGTGTGGAATGTTTTGGATTGGTGTGCAGGCAGAATTTTGAATTGTGTTTCGCAATTCTTGATTTCAAGGGCTCAATCTCTCGCTGCTATGATTCTCATAGCAGGATCTGCTAGTAATACTGTAAAAGTGCGTAGGAGTGCCTGCACACCACTATTCAAGGAGCAGTGATGACTACCCGCTTAGAAAAATTAAAAGCATGTAATTCTAAACCAGATTTCGCACGGCTTTTAGGAATTGACCCAGTTTTTATGACCCGTGTCATATATATAAGAAATACTGATAATCTATATTCACAATTCACTATTAAAAAAAAGAATGGTACTGACAGAATCATATCAGCCCCAGACTCTGAGCTTAAAGAAATACAAAGCAAGCTTTCTGATTTATTACAAGACTGTTTAAATAATCTCCGAGAAAATTTAAAAGAAGATAATTATTTCTCTCATGGATTTGAGCGCAACCGTAGTATTATTACAAATGCTGAAAAGCATAAATCAAAGAAATGGGTTCTTAATATAGATCTTTGTAATTTCTTTGATGAATTTAATTTTGGACGAGTTAGGGGGTATTTTTTAAAAAATAATAACTTTTCTCTCAGTGCAGAGATTTCCACATTAATAGCCAAAATCGCATGTCACCAAGATAAGTTACCTCAAGGTAGCCCCTGCTCTCCCGTAATAACCAACTTAATTCTAGTTTCTTTAGACAGGCGGCTAAGTAATCTATGTAATAGTGTTGGTTGTACATACACACGATATGCTGACGATATAACAATCTCAACTAATAAAAAAGAATTTCCTAAGAAAATCGTCAAAAGCCAAGATGAGAGATTCATCACCTTAAATAATAAATTTCTTAAGGAAATAATATCATCAGGCTTTAAAATTAATCAGAACAAATTAAGACTTCTCGACAAAAAAATCCGCCAAGAAGTTACAGGATTAACTGTCAATAGGTTTGTAAATGTAGATAGAAAATATGCAAAAATGGCTCGTGCAATGGCACATAGCCTATTTAAAAAAGGGGAGTACACATTAATAGATAAAAAAACAAGAAATATAAGAACTGGCACTATCAATGAGTTAAATGGCATGCTGAGCTTTATTGATTTTGTAGACAAATACAACAACAGATTACCGCACGCGATCAAACCCTCACATAACAAGCGTGAAAAAGTATATTCGGATTTTCTTTACTATTCTACTTTTTGGGCAAATCCAAAACCAACAATCTTGACTGAGGGTAAGACGGACATTACGTACTTGAGGGTTGCTTTGGATGCGTTATCAGAAAACCACCCCAATCTAATTGGGAATAAAAAAATGGGTAATAAAGCAGTACGAGATTATGGGATTAAATTCTTCAAAAACACGTCTAAAACAAAATATCTTTTAAACTTAGACGGAGGAACTCAACATCTAAAAGAATTCATTGTTGCCTTTGAAAAAAAGACAGGTGCGTTTAAGGAAATCGTCAATCAAAAACCTGTAATTGTTATTTTAGATAATGACTCTGGAAGCGGTGGTGCTAAGGGAATCTTCGACACTTTAATTGGAAAAGCGTTCCCTAATATTACCCTTACAAAAGATGAACTAAGAAATCAGAAATGGACGTGGGTTACAAAAAACTTATATATAATATTCACCCCTCTTAATGGTTTAAAAGATAGTTCTATGGAAGACCTTTTCCACAGTTCTGTATTACAAAAAACGCTTGGTGGTAAAGTATTTAACCGAACTAATAACAAATGCAAGGATAATGAATACGGCAAAGAATTTTTTGCTACAGGTGTTGTGTTAAAACAGCGTAAAACAATCGATTTTTCAAAATTCAATTACATTTTTGAATCGATTTCAGAAATAATTGATCATAATAATTCCAGAAAAATTAATCAAAGTTAATATTAATCAAGATTGATTAGATTGCCAATTATAATAATTAGTTTCTGATTGAAGAAGTATAGCTTAGAGTGCGTACGCTTAAGAATCACCGATGGCGATGGTCGTGGGAAACAACTTTTGACAATTAACTTCCATAACCAACTGACGGACTTGCTCCGCGTTGATAAGCATATAGTTATGTCAGCTTTGTCCACTTCCGGCACAGAGCGGTCTGTCAAGATTGCTGCGCAATATCCCCATCAGCACAGCTTTGTTTTATTCCCCTGAATCTCCGGCCTGATCTGCTGCTTCCTGCTCCTCTCGCTCTGCATGTTCACGCTCCATCTGTTCAGCCAGTTCACGTTGCTTCACATTCCACACAGAGCCCTGCGGCATTTCCACTCGCACATCGAGGCGGGTGGATTCCGGCAGATCACACGGTTCGCCGTCCTGATAGAAAATGCGCTCACCTTCCGGGGTGACCTCTTTCAGCCGCCAGTTCTGGAAACGTTCCGGCAAATGCGCATGCTGACGGTGACAGGTTTCGATGATAATACTGCCGTCTTTCTGTACGCGGTCATCGACATAAACCAGCTCGAGGCCGTTATTGTCTTTCGGTACGGAAATTCCACCGTTTACACCCCATGCACCATCTGAGTTATAACCAAGAATGCCGGTAATGTGATATTGGCCGGTGCCGGTACGACGGACTTCAGCGCCTTCGGATTCGTCGTTAGTTTCGTAGTTACCGTCAGAGTGAATAACGATGACTGGTGAGGATTTTTTCAAAAATCCATTGCTGTCGAATACCACACTGGAACCGATTAAAGCAATCTCCCCGCCCCATTTACCACCGGCTGCCCCACTGTTCAAAAAATAGAGGTATCCCTTCCCGTTGTATCCTATGTACATCTGGCCAGTATCGCTGTTGTTACTTCCCGGATAACCGAAATTCATTCCTTTGGCATAGGATATAGCCTGTGTACCAGACCACGAACCACGCACGGTAGTCCCCGGAGGAGCAGAGAATACCTCTCGCTGGGCAAAGAAGAAATTATCCCCGACCCACGTTCTGTCAGCTCCCATAACTGCACCCGGTGTTTCCGGTAATTGAAATGACGTTGTATATCCTGATCCGTTACCATCCGGTCGTGAATAGATCGTAATGACCCCGGCCTTCGTTCTGTATACACGTCCCATGCCACCGGCGAAATTGACGGATCCATTTCCGGAAGAGTCAACTCCTCCGGTTACAAGGTGACTAGAATAGGATAATAAATCTTTCATTTTCTCCGTCAGTGCCCTGATGCTCTCAAGCGTCACTTTCTGGCCGTTCGGCAGCTCAATTTCCACCTGACCGGTGTCTGTCATCCACTGCTGCATGGCCCGGAGAAAATACACAATATAGCCCTGATTGGCTGACATGGTGCGGGCTGCATCCGAAATGGTATCCGGTACCGTGGTGGCGATAGAGTATTTCGCGCCGCTGAGCGTTACCGGGGCATTGAATGACAACACCAGTTCGGTATCACTGTTTACCGCGCGGATCATCATACTGACAGGTATCGTACCGTTCTCAATACAGATAAGCTGGCCGGGTGCCACGCCGTGAATGTTCTTTTTCCACTGTGTACCGGTGCCGGTCACAATCGGTGAACCGGCTTTAATGGCTACGGTGCCGTCTGTATAAATCATGAGACCTCCCGGATTTCAGACGAAAAAAAACCGCCGGAGCGGTTATTGTTATTATTCGTATATAGATGCATCAATATAAGGAATATGACCTTTGTAACTCCGTCCATAATTAGCCCCTCCGCCCTGCAATCCGACTGTTTTGAACAACGGTGCACTTCTTCCGTTGTATGCAGTCCCGGTGACAAAAAATATCACCGGCAAGGTGGGATCCATTGATGGAATATACAGAGACATCTCTCCTAATGCCCTCATCAGTATCGCATTGGTATTTTTTCTGAGTTGTTGTGATGTACCATCTTCAGATGAAATATACCCATCAATTATCAGAGGTTTTTGCCAGCCACAAAAGCTGACCTCTCCATCCTCATCATAAAACCTGGCTCCCCATTTTTGCTTTCCTTCTTTGTTTTCCACCCAGTTACCCGGCATAAACAGGTAAATCACTGAACGGGTATTTTCTGCAGTAATAATGTGGTTTTGATCATTATAAGTGCCGAATCGTCCAAGAAAAACACATCCAAGCGGCGGAGTATTTGATGATGTATACATCTCGGTACTGCGGACAAAGCAAAGCGGGACAGGGTCACTGGTTCGACTTATACCTGTATCATGATATGACGCTTTATTTTTTCCTGAGCCTACGTTCATAACACGATATAAAACGTAGCACTTTCCTGACGGGGTAAATAGTTTTCTGTTAGTAGCGTCATTAACTGTAAATCCAAATGTCACAGCACCCCCATTGAAAAAATAATAATTAACTTATTCGGTGAGACAATATTCCTCCACGAAACCGTATTACCTTTGACTGTAATATCAATACCACCGAATACCCCACTTACCGGAAAAGCATATAATTTTGCTCCGACCGGTAAATTATAAGTTTGGGAACCACTGCCGCTGATCGGCAGCAGTGGCTGGGCAAAATTAGACAGCATATAAACCGTATCACGGCCCTGATCATCAAATGCCTTTATTCCGAATCCCGGCATTCCATATTCTCCAGTATACTTTCCGGTATCCAGCCTCCGGTAAATTTCACACCACTCAGACCGGATTGCTTATACCAGATCCTGTTCTGATACTTCCGGTTATCATTTTTCTTTTTCACCAGATGAAGCTTATGAACAGGTCCGGGGAACGTTGATTCACGGTAATAAGCCACACAGTCCACATCTGTAACAGCAGGCATGCTGACAGCACACCCGGCAGCAGACAAAATAATCGCAGATAAAATAAGCACCTTAAATTTCATAGTGTTCATCCTGTTAATCTTCCGATTTCAACTCTCAGACGACCTTTTTCATCCCACACACGGATCTGGTCATTCTTAATTTCCATCCTGCCACCGGAGGTATCAGAACCATTTATTTCCATTTTCCCGGTTTTCGCATCAATCAGGAATCCTGTTTTACCCGGCGCGTAGCTCTCTGACTGCATTTTGTCAGTGACAACCACACTGTTAAGCCATGCCTGATTAATGAACGCCTCACGCATAAAGACCTGTCCGTCCTTCATGTACATAAACATGTCCATCGATTTTTTCACCGGATTATAAAACGCAAACTGCTGAGCGTTAAAACCGATAAGGGTGTTCACCTGACCACCTTTCAGCTCAGCCCCGATCACCATACCGGCGGAATAATCCTCCGGACTTTCATATCGTGGACCACGGATGCCTGACCGGATGCCATATCCCACTGCGCGCGGATGGAGTTCTGCGCCAGCGCCAGTCCGTCTTCTGCTTTAACCTGTACCGCGTCCAGTTTCTCTGCAAGTGCCGTTGTTTCCGTGACCGTATAGTTGCGGACTTCGATGATTTCTGCTTTCATCGCGCCGGTTTCACGCTGCCAGTAATTCCACTGGCCATAGGCGTTGTTGGCGTTATTGATGATGGCCTCAAAATTATCATCCGCCTGCGACTGCAGGTCTTTGATGATTTGAGAGTCGCTCAGTCCGGCGGCCACTTCATCAATAATGTTCGATGCATCGAACTCGGACACACCACGCACAAAGTCAGTCCAGGGGGACTGGTTACCGGTTTTATCCACCAGCCGGGCGCGGAAATAAAACGCGGTACCGGCGGCCAGGCCGGCCAGTTCGTGAGAGCCGGACGGGTACGGCACATCAGCCAGCAGTAACAGGTTCTGTCCGTCATTGGTTTTGCTGTACTGAATTTCGGTTTTCAGGGTGTCTTCCGTGAATCTCCCGAACTCCCAGTTCAGTTTGATCCCGAATACCAGTGTGGAAGCACGGAAGTTCAGCGGCACCGGCGGATCCCCCACCTTGCCGGTCAGCCGGGTTTCCTCTGAATATCCCCAGCCGCTGGAGATTTCCGCTGCGTTAATCGCCCTGACCCGCACCAGATAGCGACCTGAATACACTCCGGGCACATCAAATGAGGTGGTTGCATTGCGTGGCACGTTGATCCAGTTACCGTCATCACGCCGCCACTGCGCCTCATAGGCAATGGCATTCTCTGCCGGTGACCAGGTTACCTGCATGGTTTCAATGCTGATCCCCTGATTCACGACAGAATAAGAGTTAATGGTGATATCTTTCGGCGGGAACTGGTTACCGGGCGGAATCACACTGATTGGCCGTTCATCAAGCACCGCGCCGGTGTCTATCCGGTCGTATTTGTCCGGGTCATGCATGGCCGCCGATATCGTGAACGTACCGTCATCATTCTCAGTCACGCTCACCACGCGATACTGCTGGGCGTACAGCTCATCTGATTCCGTTACCCAGACACATTCCGGTTCCGGCGTTTCGCTGTATTCCGTGGTAACGGTTATAACGTTATCCGTGACCATCTGGATGGTGCGGGCCTGTGATTTACCGGACGGAAGATTCAGCATCAGCCGGTCACCCGGCGCGGCATCCGGTTTGCGGTCGAGGGTGATACTCCGGCCATTCACCGCACTGACGCGGCCGCCGGTCACTTTCCCGGACAGGTTTTCATCCGCCACTGCAATGATGTACCCCGGCTGCGGGATATTACCGTCCAGCCCCACACTGAATGTCACTACCCGGTCTTTGTTGTTGGTGAGTATCCCCCAGCGGCCTTTGCGGTTGGCCTCTGACTGACGGGTACAGCCGATAGCGGTCATTTCCAGCTGATGAAAACCGAACCGGTAAACCAGCTCATTTTCGAAGACCGGCTCCATCGCATCGGCGTAGCCGTTCAGCGGATCTGAGTACGACACCAATGCGGAGGAATAACGGGCCTTACTGCTGCTGCCGGAATAGGTGAACTTCCCGTCGAGTACGTTGGCTTTCGTGTAGCTGTAATCAATATCCCGCGGCATATCCGCCAGGGTGATAATCTGGTTTCCGCCCCAGTAGGTCATTCCCCGGAAGATGGCCGCAAAATCCCGCAGCACGGTATAGGCTTCATTGCGATCCTGCACATACACATCACAGATATAGCGCGGCTCAGTGCCGCTGCCACCTTTGCCGTCCGGTACCGGCTGGTCACAATACTGCGCAACGCGGTACAACTCCCATTTATCGATATTCTGAATTTTGATACGGTCACCGAGGCCGAAACGATCGGAAATCACGATATCGTAAAAGACCCAGGCCGGGTTATTGGTCCATGCCCATTTAAACGAACCGTCCCAGGTACCGGAATACGTCCGGTGCTCCGGGTCATAGTTTGACGGTACACGGATGATCCGCATCCTCGGCTCGCAGGTGACCTGCGGGATGGAGCCGTTAAACTGTTTTGAGTCAAACTCAATATACAGCAGCGCGGTATGCGGATAGGTCAGTTTGGCATCAATCACCTCGGTGTAACTCTGCAGCACCATGGTGTCACCAATTTTTGCGCTGTTGGCATCTGCCGTGATTTTACGCACACGCAGTGTCCAGGATGTGGCCGACTGCGGCAGATCAATGCGGTGGGTACGCTCATAACCGGAAGTTGTTTTGCCCTTTACACGTCCGTCCACAACGGTTTTCCAGCTCCCGCCGTCAGTCTGTAAATCAATGGCGTATGCCACCTCGTTACCGACCATATCCCCGTTATCCTCCTGGCGGAACAGGGACGGCCATTTCAGGCGGACGCGGACAGCGGATAGTTGCGGGTTGGTGAATGCGTGTGCCCACAGCGTGCTGCTCTGCACGGTGGTACCAACGGTGATTTCATTCTCCGCCGCAGGCATCCCCTGTATATAGGTTTGTGCCTGGGTGCCGGGACGGTATTCCCACACCACGCCGGGAAAGTTTTCTGATCCGTCAGCATTCAGCAGCGGGGTACCATCCAGAAAAATAGTCTTCCCGGTCAGCTCACCGGCAAATTCACCTTCACCGAGGGCGATCAGCAATTTAGCTTTGGCTACGGACTGTAAGTCGTCCGGTTGTTCGACGGGCGTACGCGGGCTGCCACCGCCACCTTTGCGGCCTGTGATTTGTGTCATTGTGGATTTCCTGCTGGATAACTGAAGGGAAAGTTACTGCTGATCTTCGACGTAAATTCCGGCTGAGATAACCGCGCCGCCGATGCGGCGCTTGCCATAACCGATCGGTACCGGATAGCCCTGAGAAACGGTGTTCACCGGCGCACCGAATGCATATGATGGTTTATTTTCGCCCTGGTCTTTCATGGCAAGCCCGCCCGGCTGCGGGGACAACATCTGGATTATACCGCCCAGCATCATGGATACGCCGGTCATGGCCAGCCCGGTATGCATCGCTCCCCATGCCGCCACTGACGCACCGCCTGTCCAGAACGCAGCAGCCACCATCACCGCGCCGAAAATAACCTGCAGCAATCCCCCGCGTTTGCTGCCGATCACAACAGGCACAATCCGGATAACATCATCCGTCACCGGAAAAACGAGGTCATCCACCCCGATATTTTTTTTACCGCGAAATACCGCATACGTTAAGCCGCGGGATTTACTGGTATTCAGATAGCGTTCAAACCCGGGAATTGTGCAGCATAAAGCACGGACCGCTTCGGAGGTTGTGCTGACCAGGCGCTGATGTATTTTGCCAAAGGTTTTACCCAGCACACCGCCGAGTACAATTTTCACCATGATTTCCTGTGACATATTTCACCCGTAAAAAAAGCCGCCGGAGCGGGTCATATCAGTTGCTCATGACGCAGTACCATCACTGTACGGTCACGCCAGTAACCACCATACGGCACCCGCTGACTCAGGTGACCGTATAAGTGATGCAGAAGCATGTTGTCAGGCAATAAAATACCGGCATGATTGGCAACCGGTGCCTGTACCTGCATCACGATGACATCACCGGGTTGCGGGTCGTCAACCTGAATAAATCCCGCTTCCCGCCAGTTATCGGCGTAACGGTTCTCACCCTGCTCCCACCAGGGGTAATCCACCCGGTAATCCGGCAGTTCAATGCCGCGTTCCTGCCGGAACCAGCTCATGACCAGCCCCCAGCAGTCGGTAAACCCGAGCACAAACGGCCGACCGAGTAATGGCAGCTCACCGCGCGGCTGAACAGTCCGCAGATCCCCCTCCGGCCAGCTGACGATATACCACGGCACACCGAGAGCATCACAGTGTGCTTTATCAAGTTCTGACGGCCGGGTGGTAGCATCCGGGTGACTGTGCACAATACCGGTCACCGTACCCCAATCCTCAGCAGCAGCGTAATCCTCCGGCGATAATACAAAATGCTCTTCCGGCGTAGCCGCGATATTGCGGCAGGGAAAGTATTTCACCACACGGGATTTTTGAGCTATTACTCCGCAGCACTCGCGGGGATATTCACGCTCTGCGTGTGCAAAAATAGCTGCCTGAATGTTTTTACGCATCATTATTTCCTCAGTAATGAGGTTCCCGGAAAGCCGCCGAACGGGATTGGATTATTTTTCCCGAAACGGGGAAAGCAACCGGTATTCAGCATGCCGCTGCACTGATCCTGTGCCGGGTCATCCACGCGGTTGCCGTGTTTGTCAAAATACCCGTTCTGCCCGGCATAATCACAGCCGTCACCGGATTTGTATTTGCCGCGTATGCACCAGGTACACATTGCATGCAGTTGCCGCGTCGGGATCAGCACCCCCTGCAAATCCATCGGGCTGGCTAAATCAAACTCAATAACCTCTTTGGTTTCCGAGGATTTGCTGTCGATATAAAAGACCGAGACTTTTTCCTGGGTAGGATCTGCCGCCGGGTTGCCATCCGGAAAATTCGCCGCATCCAGATAGTGTGCCAGGGTGTCGTGTATCGTGACTTTCGCTTTCAGCATGTCATCGTATGCCAGACACAGCGCGGTGATTGAACCGTCGAGGTTTGCCACCGATAACTTCGGCTGTGCACCGGATCCGGTGGTGGATGCCTCTATCCCTTCAATCTGCGCAGGCCAGGCCCGATACTCCTCTCCCTGCCACCAGATGGATTTCGCCGGTAATTTTTCCGGATCACCACCGGCGGCAGTAATTTCTGCCTCTGTATGTGGGATGTTGTATGCATGGAACCGCAAAATATCCGGCGCACCGAATGCGGTACCGTCAACCTCAAAAAGCCGGACGGCATTACCCGGTTCCAGCTTCTGGTAGTCATTTGTGATCATGGTTTAAATGCCTGGGTAAAAGTGAGAGAAAGTGAATAGTTATCACCGCCGAGCGGGGTGAGCTTATGCTCGTCGCACCGGTACAGACCGACCGGCTCAAGCGGGGGTTTCCACTGAAAAGCCTTTATGCCGCCGTGACGGTCGATAAACTGACGGATAGCCGCGATATACTCCCCGCGACCGGTAAATTCCAGTGACCACTTCTGGCTGCGGGCGTTAATACCGTCACCGGACACCTGCTCATAACCATCACCGAACTTCGCCCTGCGGGTTTTATAGGTGATGTCCTCCGTGGGATTAACACGGGGACACCAGGTGAAAATTTCAATCATTGACGGACCCCTTTCGCAACCGACCAGATGGCACCGCCGGGCCGCAGATCTGTATTAATCAGCGCCCGGTAACGCTGGTCTACATACTGCCCAATCTCCCGGCCAAACTGTTCATAACCAGCTGACGACTGCGTCTGGCTGCTGCCGTTACTGTCAATGGTAATAAACACCTGTGGTGCTGCAGAACCGGCATTCTGATTTCTGCCGATCGCCCGGACACCGAGAGAGCCATCCGCCGCCCGTGTTAACGGCATAATCGCTTCCGGTCCGGCCTCACCCATCAGCCCGGCACCTTTGGCAAACGCAAAATAAGTCGGGGTGCTGACTATCTGATTACTGTACGCACTCAGGCCCGGGGAGTCATAAACTCCGCCTTTGGCATTTGCCGCGGCACCTCCCAGAAAGTTACCGACAGCACCAATCCAGCCACCGGCATCTGACATGGATTTCAGGCTGTTCACGATGGCAGCGTTGACCAGTATTTTCTGGATGGATTTAAGGACATCTATTGACCAGTCGCGCCAGCTGGCTTTATTTCCGTTCAGCATGTCAGTGATGTTATTCACCATACCGCCCATGGCGCTCTGCACTGCTGATGCGGTTTGCTCCGCATAATCTCCGGCCTCAGCAACCCAGTCTTCCATCCCCCGGGTAACCCCGCTGGTCCAGTCAGACTGAACCTCCTTTATTTTCTGATATTTCAGGTTGAGCGCATCAATCTCCCGGTTATAAGCTTCGGTCGCACTTTTTCCCTGATCAGATTTGGCATAAACACGATCAATCTGCTGACGCTCATCGTAAAGACTGCGCCGGTTTCCGCCCATTCCCCGGGTTTTATCAATTTGCTCCGCTTCGTCACTGAATTTCCGGGCACCGTCACGCATCGCTTTCAGCGCATCATCCATTTCACGCTGCTTTCTGACCGCCTCGTCGGCCTTTTGTGTCCACTCCGCCAGGGCAACAGAGGATGCGCGGATCGCTTTTCGCTGCTCATCCGTCCATTTGGTACCGGCCTCATGCGCAGCGGCATACAGCGCTGCGGCCTTCTCTCCCTGCGTGGCCCTGACTTTCTGAACCTCCGTAGCCACACTCAGATCCGCCATTTTACGGGCATACTGCTCCGCCTGACGTTCCGCTTCTTTCTGCTCTTTATTGAAAGCACTCTGGGCGCTTTTACCCGCTTTCAGTTCCTTACTCAGCTTTTCCTGATTCCGGTAGGCTGCAACCTGATTATCAATGTATTTCCGCCGGTTATCGGCAAATTCGGGTTTATTCAGCAGACCGATATCATCTGCGGCAAACTCAGCCTGCCGGATAACACGGGCTTCCCCGGTCAGTGCGGACAGTTCTTTGTCCCGCTCTGATTTCTGAATGAAATCCTGCTGTTTTTCGCTGAGAGGCGCTGCCGGGATACGCATCGGGCTGTTAACCAGAGCCAGACGGTTAGTCAGGATCTGATTTCCGGCAGACATTATCCGGTTAAATTCGCTATGCTCCGCATTCACCATCAGTAATGAATGACGCATATTATTCTGGGCAGCAGACTGCTGACGAATAAGAAAATCACGCTGACTTTCGACCGCCTTCAGTGCTGACTGAATCTCTTCCGATTTTTTGCTCAGCTCATTGAGCCTGCTCTGTTCAACCGAAAGTTCATCCTGCGCAGCCGTCAGGGATTTAACCGCATCCTCCTGACTGATCAGATGATTAATCAGATAGCCGTTGATACTTGGTCCCGGTGAGGCCAGCATCTGCTGATATCCTGCTATCGCTGATTTTAATCCCTCAACTTTCTGACGCTGCTCATCAACCAGTTTATTTTGCGCAGCCAGAGCTTCTTTGGTTTTCCCCGCATTATCTGACGTTTCCGGCAACGTCATTTTGTTCAGATTTGACAGAACCTGATCGATAGCCCCGGCATATTCAAGCGCCGATTGTCTCGCCTGCTCCTGCTTCTGGTACATCGTGTACCAGGCACCGGCACCCAGCATCACCAGCCCCGGAATACCACCGACCAGCCCCAGCGCACCACCAAGAAGACGTGAACCGACAGATGTGACGTTATTCAGGTTGTTTTGTGCGATATTGCGGGCGTTAATATTGCGTGCAACGGATGCCTGTACAGCGGCAAGCCGCTTTTCTGCGCCTGCCTGCGCATCGGTTCCGCGTGCAGCTGCCAGTGATTTTTGTGCCCGGTACTCTGCCGCACGCGCTCTGGCAACCGCAATTTGTGTTCCGCGCAGCTGAGCCTGTGCAAGAGCGACCTCGCCTTTTGCGGCACCGGCCACCCCGATGGTTGCTTTGGTCACACTGGCGGTCAGCCCGCCGAAATACCTCGCAAGGCCAACCCCGACCAGTGCCCCTGCAACAGTGGCGATGGTGTCTATATTTCCTGCAATACCATTCAGTGCCCCGGTCAGCGTGCTGGTTGCGCCTGATGCCTCATTGGCTCCGCCCACCCATGCCATAAAGGCATTTTCCACCTTTTGCGAAGCCATACTGACGGTCTGTGGTAACTGCTCAAATTCTTTTCTGAGTTGCTCCGTATTTGTCAGGATCGGAACGATTTTATCGGTAGTCAGTTGCCCGCTCTGTGCCATATCGCGCAGCCCGCCGATGGTGGTCCCCATCCCGTCCGCCAGCAGTTTTGCCAGTCGTCCGCCGTTCTCCATCACCGCGTTAAATTCTTCACCGCGCAGGACACCGGATCCGAGAGCCTGACTCAGCTGTGTTATAACAGAGCTGGCTTCTTCAGTGCTTGCACCGGACAGCTTCAGCGAAGTTGCGATGGTTTCCGTGACTTTTGCCACATCCCCCGAGGCATAACCCGCATCACGCATCGACTGCGCAATACGCGCGTACAGGTTGGTATTTGCCGCCAGTGATGTGCCGGTACGCTGACTTAACGACATCAGCTCCTGCTGCGCCCGGCTGAAATCCTCCGCAGACACAGAGGCCAGTTTCAGGCGACCGCTTAACTGGCTCCAGGTATCGGCATAACTGATAAGCTGCTGCGTGGCAAAAGCACCGGCCATAGCCCCCATTACGCCGGTTACTGTCGATTTTATTGATGACAGTTCATTGTTCAGCTCACTGATTGCCCGTTTCGTTTCGCGTGATGCCGATGCTGCTTTACGGCCGCCCTGCTCCAGCGTCCGGTAATAGTTCTCCCCCATCCGTGAAGCACGCGCTATTTCAGACTGAAACGAGGAGGAATTTGCCGATATTTTAATAATAAGCTCACGAAGCTTTGCCATTACGTCCTCTGCTATGTCAGTACAATCAGGTTTCAGATACCGATTTCAGAAAACCCTCCAGCCCGTCATCTGCCTCACCGTTACCCGTTTTTCCCCATTGCAGCATCGCATCATTCAGGCTGAGTTTGCCGCCCTGTGCGCCGTACAGCGATGAGACAATATGGGCCGTCTGTATGTCACTGCGGATGTCCCCGATCGGACTGAGGCGGTCAAAAGCCATCCACATGGTCAGCTCACCGGCGCTCATCGTTCTGGTCAGTTCATCCACTGTACGCCCCATCCGGAGCGCCAGTGTCATCAGAAAAAACATCCCGGGCTGTGCTACTTTTTTTCCGCTTCATCCGGCGTGGTCATCAGATCAAGCGCCTGTTTCAGCAGACGGGCATGAACCGGCCCGTAAACAGCCATCACCGTTTCCGTGTCGTCATCACTGAACACCCGCTCTTTATCTTCATCCAGCAGCACATCAGAAAACATCACCACATCTGCACGCAGATTGCGCTGCGCCTGTTCTGCCTCTGACAATTTTTCATCACCGTCTGCGCCGGTATTCATCAGCTCACGCCATCTGAGCCAGGCTGCCGAAGACGGTTCCCGAAGAATAACGGTGACTCCGTTCCATTCAGGTACCTTCACCATCTTTGAACGGAAGGCGTTTTTTGGACTGAGTGCCAGTTCTTTTAATGACAGTTTCGGATTCGCCACGGCTTATTCCCTCTTTCCCGGCTCAGTTACCGCCCCGTTTTTCAGCGGAACAGGCTTACCTTTCATGCGCAGCGTGAAAGACGCGGTGACCAGCCCGCTGGTTGCCGCACTCCAGCTGTTCTGACGGACTTCTGCCAGGAAGGCATAACCATTACCTGACGGAAACTCCACTTTGAACGCATGAATAGTGTCTTTGTCATAGGCAGTGCGCAGAACATCCTGACCTTCATCCGGTGACCAGTTACCGGAGATCGTGATTTCCCCCGGAGAGGCCAGCCCGTTGGTCATTTCCTGCTCCGTTGAGCACAGGGTGGTAACATCAATATCCGACTTCTGCCCACCGGTATAACTGATCTCTTTGGCCGCACAGGCCAGCGGCAGAAATTCTGCGGATGCGGGGTTCACTTCTGTTGCAGGCAGCTTTGAAATACTGATTTTCGTGCCCTGCGTTTTTTCATATTTGCTCGGCATGATTATTTTCCTGTAAGCATAAAAAAAGCTGCCGCAGCAGCTTGTTGTTCAAGATTAAGTTATTGCCAGACCTGACACTCCAGCGTGGCCCGGAAAAGCGAGGTATCCGCTTCATAGCCCTGCTTTTCTGTAAACTCTGCCGGTGAAAGCGGAGAAACAGCAGCAACAGACAGTTCACGGATCCGGCGGGCTTCATCGATGGTTTTTGCATACACATCAATCTGGATATTGGTCATTGTCTCAGCACGACCGCACAACACATCGCCGCCGGTATCATAAAGTGAAAAAACACACCACGGCGGCTGAATTTTGGGTTCATCCTGCGGAGCCACATACGGAAAAACCCTGCCCGGCAGCACCGGGTCAAGCAAAGAAAACAAATCAGATTCTTTCATCCGCTCAGCACCTTATCGATAGCCTGACTGAGTTTGCTCAGCGCCAGATCCGCAGCCTCATCCGCTTTACCGTCAAATGCCGGACGGATAAACGGTTGTGGTGCCATTTTGGATGTGCCGTTTTCCAGAAAACGCCAGTAAAACGCATTACGCGGGTCGTCCGTTTTCAGTGTGTTATCACTGTTGGTTCCGGCGGCGTTGGTTCCCCGGATGTACACACCGGAGACAACCTCACCTTTATAACGGCTCCGCTGACCGCCGGTAACGATATTACGCGACAGTTTTCCTGTCCTGACCGGCGCGCTCCGCCGGACCTCATCCCGCAGCATATCCGCTGCAGCTTTCGTCGCTTCCCGCAGCACACGGGTATTTTCAGCCCGGCTGAGTGATTCCAGATCACGGGACAGTTCAGCAAAACCGGACAAATCCAGCCCCATATCAGCCATCTTTCACCCCCTGTTTACACAGCAGTTCCAGCCGGGTAAATTTCACATCCGGGATCACAGCCTGAATATCGTAGACCTGACCGCGATATACCATCCGGCATGCGGGATGAATATCCGGCCGGTACCGCATCCATACACGAACAGTGATTTCTGACATTTCCGCTCCGGCGGTCAGCAGTTCCCGGCCACTGACGGGTCTGACTTCCGCATTCACAGACGGGCCAATATCAACCCATAACTTTTCTCTCTGGCCAGACGGGAGTATTGTGATTTCAGCTCTCTGAAATACAACAATATGTCTCAGACGACCAGCCTGCATAATTTCATCCTTACGGCCTGCGCCGGTAATCTCTTAAATGGCGGTACAAAGAGTCCGGTAATGACTGCCCCTCCCGGTTTTCATACCAAAATCCGACCATCTGTTTTAATCTGAGCACTATATCCGCACTTAAAAACAAGGTATCAGGGTCGTCTTTATCAGGTTTTTCCGGGGTAAGCTTTCTGTTAGTGACCCGCTCAACTTCTGATACGGCAGCACTCAAAAATTGCAGTAAAAGATCATTATCATGGTCACCATCGATATAGCATTGCCTTTTCAGCTCTTCAATTGTCGGTAATGACATGAAACCCTCCGGAAAAGCGGCATCTCTGCCGCCGTAATTAATCAGCCTCCTGCACCTGCAGCTTTCAGTAATTTCACAGCATTACTGTCCACCATCATGCTGCCGACACGCTTCGTGGTATAGAAATGCACAAACGGCTTGTTGGTGTACGGATCGCGCAGCATACGGATGCCGATACGATCCAGGATGGTGTAGCAGCGTCTGAAGTTACCGAACGCCAGCGGAACAGCACCGGCAGCCATATCAGCAAACTGCTCATTTTCCGCAATACCATATCCCAGTAATGCAGACGGCTGACCCAATTGCAGGCCCGGCTGCCACAGGTAATTCCCCTGGGAATCCTTCAGTGTGCGCACTTTGAATAACGTATTGTTATTCATCATAAACTTAGCACCGTTACGGTATGGTTTTCGCAGGGTATAAATCAGTTTCATCACTTCATCAGCGGTCAGTTCGGTCGGTTTCTTCAGCAACAGGTGTTGCAATTTGCCCCAGTCACGCTCCTTATCCGCTTTATCATCACTGCCGTAGGCCAGCAATCCTTTGGGCTTTTTGCTGCCGTCTCCGCTGGTGAATGCCGCGTCTTCCTGCGCTGCAAATTCAGTTGTCAGTTCACCGGTAATGAACTGCTCAACGTTGAAAAAGGCATCATCCAGCATGGTCTGAGTCGCCGCCGGATTGCCGTAAATTTCACCCCACACCGGTTCAATGGTACCGAGTTTTGACGTGCTGGTTTCCGGACGGGCATCAGTCTCACCAACCCAACCGCTGCCGGTACCTCCCATATTCACGAGGCGCTTGTAATTCGGCGAGCCGACTGAGACAACATTACATTCCTGACGCATAATGACTTCGTCACGCAGAGCAGAAATAATATTGCGATCCAGTTCTTCCGGCACGGCATAACCACCGTCAGGATCAGAACCAATCTGCATGGCTTTCTGTTCCAGTTCGGCCAGGCCGTCATCCTTACCTTTGCGGACAAACAGTTCGAATGCACTTTTGTGTTCAGCAACATCTTTGTTTGCCACACCACCTGCCGGGCGTTTCACGGCGGCCAGCTCAGCTTCCAGCGACGATTTCAGCTCGTCCAGTTCGGATAATCTGCCGTTCAGCGTTTCCACTGATTCGGCCAGTCTGCCTTTTTCTGATTCGATGGCATCAATACGTTTGTCATTTTTTGACTTAAATTCTTCAAATGACGCTTTCAGCTCTTTTGCCACTTCACTGATATCTTTATGATCAACAGCCATAACAGCCCCTTACTGATTAAAATTAATGGATTTAAGTGTTTCCAGTGCATCTTCCTCTGCGTCACGCAGAGAGAGAGCATGGTAGCCGTCGGCCATAAATGCCTTAGCCTGTGTCCGCGACAGTCCGGCATCACGCAGGACGCGCTCAATACTTTTTTGTGACGGGATGTCACCACGGGCAAATGCCGATTTAACATCACTGACCCGGGCTTCATCATTGGACGGGAAGGTCACCAGGCTCACTTCCCACAGATCGATTTCTTTCAGGAGAAACGCCCCTTTACTCCGGTCGTACTCCCAGTCTTTCAGGATGTAGCCAATAGAAAGGCCGGATAATGATCCGGCCTTCAGATGTGCATGAGCCCGTTTTGACAGCGGGTCATCCTCGATAAGCAGCCGCCCTTTGACATACAGGCCGGTATCATCCTCCCGCATTTCGGTATACACACCGACCGGTTCGGAAATCTGGTGCTGCCAGAGCATGGCCGGAAGACCGCCCTTCTCCCGCCATTCACTAAGTGATGCCTGAAAAGCACCCGGCACAACAATATCGCTGTAGCTGTCTTTCACGCCGAAAACCGATCCGTATCCTTCAAATTCGCCGGTTTCAGTGACCGACTTTATTTTCAGCGGTATGTCCAGCCGCTGTTTAGTCATTATCGACATCCTGCTTTTCCTCTTTTTCCGGGCTGCTCTCAGGCTTTGTGGTCATGTTCATCGGTGTCAGCCAGATATCACCACCTTCACGCGGGTTGAGCTCTTCCAGTTCCCGGCATTCATTGGGTGAATAGATCCCCCAGTTAATACCGGTGGCATAAGCATCAAACCGTGATTTCATATCTCCGCGTAACAATGCCCCTGCGTTGAATTTCGCGTAAAAAACCCCCTGTTTTGATGGTTTCACCAGTCCGGCATTGATACGTTGTTCTATTCGGGTCAGATAAGGCACCAGAGAATAATTGATAAAACCAATCCCGAGATTCTCAATGTTATTGAAGGTAGCCCGATCTGTGTTCTGAATCATATGCAGCGGCACACGGAAAATACGGCAGATTTCCTCCAGCTGGAATTTGCGGGTCTCAAGGAACTGTGCGTCTTCCGATGTCATGCTGATTTGCTGCCATTTCAGGCCCATCTCAAGGATCATGGGTTTATGTGCATTAGCCAGTCCCTGATGCCGGTTTTCAAAGTCGGTTTTCAGCCGCTCCCAGGCATCGTCTTTCAGGTACTGGTCAGTTTGCAGGACACCGCTGGTTACCGCGCCGTTCCCGAACAGACGTGAGCCGTGCTCCTCTGTTGCCAGCCCCAGCCCGACCGCCTGTTTTGCATACGCTATCGGACTGAGTCCGGTTAATCCGTCCAGGGTGAAAATCCGCACATGCCAGATATCATCCTGTGTCAGCGTGTCGTGCCTTCCGTCCGGAAAAGTAACCTGATATTCAGGTTCCCACTTACTGTTCAGTTTTGGAGTAACTGAAGACGGATCCAGCGGCAGCAGCTCCACCACCTCACCCAGCGCTTTGACTTTGTAAGCATAAAAATTGCCGCGCAGACACAGACAGGCGATCAGTAATTCCCAGAACTCCTGCGGTGTCATGTAATTATTGGGGTTTACAGATAAAAGCCGGTTAAGCCGTTCACGGACAGCCCGGCGGTTGCCTGTCTCCAGCTGTTCATACAGAGAACACGGCAGCATGCCGACTGACTCCGCCAGCACGCGAACACAGCTGAATACTGCGGTAAGCTGCATCGCCAGTTGCGGACTGACGCGACGGCCGGAATAGGTGTCATAGGTCAGACCGATCATTTCGCTGAGCTCTGACGAACTCATACCCGTATCGGATTTTCTGAATAAACCGGGAAAGAACATTATGATCCTCCGTTGTTATTCAGGCTTCCCGCTGATTTTGATACCAGATATGACCAGAGCAGGCATAAACCGCCGGCAGTGATAAACCCGGCAGCAGGCATCAGCAGCCAGGCACCGAACGCCAGCAGACAGGCACCCGCAACCCCCACCAGCAGGGCGGTAATAGTCAGTAATTTCATTGGATTTCCTCAGAGTGAGCGTAAGCCCCTGGAAGATAAAACATCGGACAGACTTTGTTCCTGTTCCCCGCCGTTCACCATCTGGCGTGACTTGGCAGTAAACAGGGCAAACGGCCCGTCAATTTTGTTTTCCGGTGTCGATTTGTTCGGGAAAATGTTGTCATTTCTGTCCGGTTTTACCGTCACGTTAGACATCATCCAGGACATTACCGGGTTGTGGTCATGGTGAAATTTGCCGGAATATACATCGGCCTGAACGGTTTTCATCGATTCAGACAGGTTTTTCACCGTCTGTGCCACCTCCACCAGCGGAATACCTTCTTCCGCCAGGCGGCGGGAGAACTGAACGGCACTCCACGGGTCAAAACCGAGTTCACGTAAATCCTCACCTTCGCACCATGCCAGAATGTCGGCTTTGATGATGTCGTGATCGACAACCTCACCGTCCGTCAGTTCAAGATAACCGGCAGCTCCCCATTTCCGGTACAGGTCAGCGATATGCTTCGGTGCAGTCACCACTCTGTCCTCCGGCAGCCAGAATTTGCACTTCATATGCAGTTGTCCGCGCGGATCCTCATACACTTTAACGGCTGCGGTCACATCGATTTTGTTTGACAGATCCACACCAACCCAGACCGGGTAATTTTTCAGCTCATCATCCGGCGCATTTTCAGGGCAGTTGTCCCACTTACCGGTATCCATCCAGGCGGATTCGGCATTCACCCACATATTGAGGTGCTTGGTCAGGAAATTAGGCCGGGCCGCAATCTGCTCTTTTGCCTTTTTCGCCAGGCGGCGCATATCGTCAAAACGCTTACAGACACCCAGCCCCGGATTGGCTTTTATCCAGATGCTTTCATCGAACGGGTCATCATCCTCATCCGGTGTATAAATTGCCGCGAAAAAGGTGTCATCCTCCACCACGCCCCGCAACACCTTGATGGCGTAATCCCGCAGTTCGTAGCAGATGCCCTCGCGGTTAAATCCCGCTGTGGTGATCGCAAACAGCAGGGATTGCAGGCGGGCACCGGTCGCGGTTTCCAGCACATCCCAGACATCACGGGTTTTGTGGGCGTGAAGTTCGTCCACAATGCCGCAGTGAATATTCAGGCCGTCGAGGTTATTTGCGTCACTGGACAGCGGCTCAAACTTGGATGCAGACCGCTCCTGGTAAATCGCCAGCTTATTAAATTCAAACAGGCGGCCGAGTGAGCTCCTGGCCTTTTTGACCATGTTTTTTGCATCTTCAAACACAATACGCGCCTGGTCACGGGTGGTGGCCGCCGAGTAAACCTCGGCGCCACCCTCACCGTCAGCGCCGGTCATGTACAGACCGATACCGGATGAGAGAGTGGATTTAGCGTTTTTACGTGCAACTTCGTTATAGGCCGTCCGGAACCGGCGAACCAGCACCGGATCCCCGTCATCGTCGTACTGAGCCTCGCCGGTGAGTTCATCAACCAGCGGGATCACAAAACCAAAAATATTAATCAGAATAAAGGTATGCCACGGCATCAGCTCGATCGGCTTACCTGCCAGTGCCCCTTTGACATGCGGGACGAACCGGTAAAAATCCAGAATATGCCGGGCGCGTTCCTCCATGAAATAAATACCGCGCTCAGGGCCGTATTCCAGATCATCAAGAAACCGCTGACACGCCAGGCGTATCAGTTCGCCCGTAACTATTTCTCCGGCAACCACCTGCTCGGCGTACCGGATCCCGTCTGCTACGGTTGCCATTCATCATTTTCTTTGTTTCAGAAATGCCTCGAAAGGGTCTTCTTCGGCTGGTGTGTTACCGGATACCTTGGCCCGGGATGCCGGAGTGATACCAAACTCTGACATCATTTTGCAGATATTGTTAAATGCCCGGTCCCGCATAGCCACCTGCGGATGCGCCCGGATAATAATGTCACCCGTACTGGTCGTGGTCTGATAAGACTCCCCGACTTCAGCGATCACATCACGGTGATGGCGCCACTCGATGTATGCGCCGATCATTAATTCCAGGGCCATCCCGTCAAGCCTGGTAATTACGCCGATATCATTAAGTTCTTCGGCCATCCGTCTGAACCAGTATTTTTCCTGTTTAGAAAAATGCTTCGGAGTTGGGGGTACCCCTGACGGTGGTTTTGGTTCTTTTTTATTGATCGGGCGTTTTGATGGGTTACCCCTGACCAAACGCAGATGTGTCGGGGTTCTTGGTGGTCCTGACATAATAGATATCTCCTGTTAATACATGCTGGGGAACCCCAAAAAAAGTTTTCTAACCTGCGGCGATGTGAAAAAAGGCAAGGCGGCGGTCCTCAGGCGGTGGGGCGACAGGGATTTGACCTCCCCCTCCCTTGTACGTTGTAGCGCATCAGCCGCAATTACGCTCTGTCGCCGTCTTCCTGTAGTGGCAGGGCCAACACAGGCTTTGCAGATTGCTTTCCGCATCGGTTCCCCCATGTGCTTTGGGAGTGATGTGGTCGACTGTCTTCGCCTCGGTTACCCGTCCTTCACGCAGGCACTGCTGGCACAGATGCTTATCCCGGCTCAGAACCACCAGCCGCAGCCTGTCCCATTTGGTGCCGTAGCCACGTTCGTGTCGGCTCTTGCCCTGCTGATGGTTCTCCCACCCTGTATTGCGGTGTTCTTCGCAGTATCCGCTGCGGTCTGTGGTTGTCTTTGCGCAGCCTCGCTTGCGACAGGCGCGTGGTATACGTGGTGGCATAGATTTCCCCAATAAAAAACCCGCCGGAGCGGGTTATGTATTTGTTACGGTCTTTGCCAGGTAGCTCTGTGTTTTTTGCATTCCCGCATTACGGTGCTGATACTTCTCCCCGGCGGAGATTCCATTGCTACAGTCTGCTGGAATGATCCTCTCTTTGGCGGATCAAGGTACTCAAATGTTAGCTCTCCGACTTTAGCCCACAGATAACACTCTATTCCGCCAACTGCTGACTTAATTTCCGCTGATACGATCGCTATTGTTACATTGCCACCGTGCTCCCCCATGATTTCATATTTCAAAAAATCATTGTCGCCATTGTCTATGTATATAGTTTTAAGCACATTATGCAGAATCATACAATTCCTCACCGTTGTGGCATGTACCCCGATACTACATGATGGCGGCAGACTTGCATAAACCTCTATCAACGCCACTCGTAAGCGACGTATGCGGAGTTTTATAAAATACAGGCAATAAATAGACCGCAGGGCGGTCTATTGAAGTGTTGCTGTATAATTATGTGGTTAGTCAGCAGGATAAATAATTTGCATATGCATCCCTGATTTGCCGAAAACCTGAATACAGCGAGCCTCGAAATCCTTATAATCAAGTGTTGTTGATTAGTACGCGAAGCAGCCTGTATATTGAACATCGTAGTTAGAGTAAATATTCTTCTTCAATTGCCTTACCGCCCTGTTTTACAGGGCTTTTTTTTGATTTTTTAATCGCATTGAAATTACGGAAGTTCTGAGGGTATACTCAGTACGAAAATAACAATAACTACTTCTCTAATATTCCATATGCGCCCCTTTATTCTGGGGCTTTTTTTTTGCCTCTCCGCTTCAATCTCCCGTATTGCCCGTTTATCGTGATTGCAGTTAGCAATATATTTCATGGCATCAGCCAGCAGCTCTACGGCACCACCGAACGTCAGATCATCCGGTATCTCTACCTGCTCACAATCAGCGGTCAGTTGCGGCGGAAGCGGCACCACCGGCGCGGGTATTAATTCCGGTCGCGTATCTGCGCAACTCACTGACAGCATCAGCGGGAACAGGAGCAGCAGCGCATTCACTGTCTTTGAAAACAGTTTTGATAACAGTCTTAACGTTGACATGCTCTGTGTCCTCGGCCCGTTTGGCTTTGATGTTGTCGAGTGCTGCGCGGTGTCTGATGGCAACGGCTGAAAGCGTAATGGTGTTTATCGCCTGCTGTGCTGATAACTGGCCTGAGAGTACTGTGTTACTCACTTTCAGCTGTTGGTTATCCCGGTAGGTGTCATATACCCACCAGGCGGCAGCAATAAACAGCGCGGCAATTACCGCTTCTTTCCGGTTCATAACTCACTTTCAGCTGTTGGTTATCCCGGTAGGTGTCATATACCCACCAGGCGGCAGCAATAAACAGCGCGGCAATTACCGCTTCTTTCCGGTTCATAACGCTTCACACTTATAATGGATCACACCGCCCAGCGGGTTACCCGGCAGAGGCTTACAGTGATTCGGGAGTGAATACAGATAACAAACCGACAGCAGAGCAGTAGTCAGCAGGATGATAGCAATGATGATCAACGTTAAGGGGTTCCGTGGCATACCGCGTTCTCCGTATCCCGCCGGTTAATCAGTCCGTGCCACTGCTTGCCACCGGCAAATGTCCAGCGTTTCATTTCGTCACACGCACCGGCGATATCACCGGCATTGAGTTTGCGCAGCATAGTGGAGCGCGAGAACGCGCCGGGGCCGACGTTGTAGACAAATGAATAAATGGCCGCCCGGGTATTGTCATCAATCGGCACTTTGATCATAGGATCAACCGCGCGCCGGACTTTCGTCAGGTCGTCGTGCAACAGGGCCTTGCATTCAGCGTCCGTGTACAGCTTGCCGGGCTGAATATCACTGCCGGTATGGCCATAACATACGGTGAGCACTCCGGCCACATCACGATAAGGCGTATACTCAACACCTTCATATACGATCAGCACCAGCGCACCGGCAATTGCCCCGGCAGTACAAGCAGCCATGACCTTTTTAACCAATCGCTTATTCATGATGTTCTCCGGCTTTCAGCTGAAATTCCTTCCGTTTGTAATACCAGTTCACCAGGAACGTACCGACAGTACAGATGATCCCGGCAACAATAGCCCACTGGTCCAGAGATAAAACGCCAAAAGCAGAGGTTATAAGTCCCCAGGCGTATGCTGTAGGGCTGGAATATTTGTCAGACATGCGCATATCCACCCCCTGCGGAGTGTTCCGTATGTTGAGTGATAGGGGTAATGCCGCAACCGGGTTATATGTTTTAAACAGGTTAAAGTGAGGTGGCTGCGGCATTATTCGGAATCCCACCAGCGGCGGGAAAGCAATAAGAAGAGCACTGAGACCGAATACGGATTAGGTAATGAGCCTGTCGTATTCCAATGCTCTTATTGTTGCGGACAATAAAAAAGGCCGCACATGGCGACCTTTGTAATACGTTTTTTTTAATTCACACAATAAATATCTGATAGATAAGTCGAGAAAAGACATGTTCACATGCTTAATCGTTTTTCAAACTTATCACGGATAAATACGTATTTTCAGGCTATAATGATAAGGTAACAAAAACCTGAATTTATATGAAAATAATATCGTTTATTATTTATGCCGGTTATTCCCAAACCGGCTTTTTTTTGTCTGAAATGAGAGCCTGATTTAGCTCAGCCAGGCTGCTATGCGCTAACAGGGCCATCGCTACTAATATTCAGCCTGAATAACCGAACGTGTGAACTATCCGGACATTCCGGAGAGTTAAATCTGTGAGTTATCGTTACAAATTAGAGATATAAAAAAGCCCCACCGAAGTGAGGCTCATAATTCTTCAGTCAACACCGTAAGAAAATCACTTAAACCCATTCACCATTGCAAAAACAACTAAAAGCAGCAGTACGACAATAAAAAGGTTTTTAGTAAACATAAGAGCATAACTGAAAATAGTTTTTCTATTCACAGGTATTTCCTTAGGAAAATATTCCAGTTGGATACCACATTTATTTTAAGTAATAACCCGCACTTGCAAGATTTACTATTAATAGCAATGAGGTAAGGCGATCCTGGTATTATAGCGCTCTCTCAAAAAACAGACTGCTTATTGTACCAGATAACAAAAAAACCCCGACATTGCGAGGTTTAAAATAATTGACTATTTAATGCTTAGTTGGTTTCTGCTTTCATCACACTTTTGCAAAAAATACATCTTGCTCCATGCGGGTTACTTAATGAAATATCAAATTGTGATGTTCGGTATTGTGAGCCGCTACAGCATGGGCATTTAAAATAGAAAGCAATGATTATATTGTCTTTAAAGCGCCACCACATTACCAGCGGCAGGACCTTTCATTCCGTTTTCCATGGTAAATGATACCTCCTGACCTTCGATTAAGGATTTGAAGTTATCACTCTGAATTGCAGAAAAATGAACAAAAACATCCTTACTACCATCTTTAGGAGTAATGAAGCCAAAACCTTTATCATCGTTAAACCATTTTACTGAACCAGTCATTNTATTAGACATAGAATTTCCTTTAATTTTTTTGATTGCCATAAGGCATATGAGGTTTGTTTTTTATTTTTACTTATGGGAATTAATTAGAAGGAATTCGCAATGAAGTGGTATCGAGGATAACGCTAAATGGTGAACGACTTTAAACTGACTTATCTTATCTGTTTATCAACATAAAAAACCCCGTAAAAACGGGGGTTTCAGTTCATAATCAATAAGACACAGAAATAACTCTGATCACAATAGCGTCTTTTTTACGATCGTAAAGTATTAATTTTTAAATCATGTAATTTGTTCATAAATGTCCGCATACCTCCACGATGTGATGTACCGTCCATTTCCAGTTTTATATCTCCCATTATGAGCATTCCTTCTACCAGCCCTTCTGCCTTCTGGAGTTTTTTCCCTATGTGAGTGTCTGAGCACCCGTATTTCTTGGCCAACTGAATAAACGTCTTACCGAAAACATAGTAATCAAAAAGCAGATCATGCATATCGCCTTCTGGAGTTTTTTCCCTATGTGAGTGTCTGAGCACCCGTATTTCTTGGCCAACTGAATAAACGTCTTACCGAAAACATAGTAATCAAAAAGCAGATCATGCATATCGCTGTTGCGGATGTTTAGTTTTGCCATAATGCCGGATATCACCAGTGCATCATTATCAGTACATTGCTGACGACTCTTAACCTTTACGGGGATAAGCCCTTTAAACCCGGCGGCAATTGATGACCAGGTTACAGATTCCGGGTTATCCGCAACCCATGCCCCCCAGCGTTCTAATATCATCTGAATATTGCTCATCGTTTATCTCTCCGCTCATTAAGCGCAGCCGTATACTGCGCCTCACATCGCCAGACCGTTTTTTCTTCTCAGTTCCCGCTGTTTTGCCGTGAAGGCCGTAAACAACCGGTTATAGACGGATACAAATTCCCGTTCGGTGAGAGTGGCCCGGCTCTCTTCCGGTACCGGGTCCGTACAGCGGACCTTTTTTACTCCCCGCCGACAGGCTGCCACCAGTTCCTCATATTCGCGGACTTTCTTCTGTGCATCCGGCAATATCCGGAAAGCCATCCGGTCATTCCCCCGCCACCGGGTCGGCGTGACCGCTTCAATCTTCGCTAAAACCCTGACAGCTGACTGGCTGATACTGCGTGATACGCCGTATTTCTCCATGATATACCCGGAGGTGATTTCAGTTCCGGCCGGTTCCTCTGCCGCAATTCGGGTGTAAAGCATCATCACGCAGCCTCCCGTTCTTTTGCGGCCTGCTCTGTGGCCTGTTTCCAGTACCCGCGAAATGCTGCTCGTCCGGCAATTTCATTCATCCGCCCAATGTAGGATTTGTGTTTTGCGACCAGCTCCTGTACGCGGTTTTCTGGCTTCCAGTCGGAGGATGAGAACATTTTTCTGAAGACTTCATCGCACTCGGTGGTGTCGATGTTCTTTGAGTCCGCAGAGCGTTTAAATCCGGCGGCCGTATTCAGCCAGTATCTGAAACCGGAGTTCCAGCAGACATACTGCGTACCCTTGCTTGCGTGGTAATCGCTGAACTTCTGAAACTCGTCCTGAATGTCCAGACCGGCGGCTTTGGCCTGCTCAATGTGTTCTGGTGTCGGTGCAAAGTTTTCCGGCATCACGGTTTTGCTTTTGGCTTTTCCGCGAACAGGATTAATATTTTTATTATCTGGATCTATGACTGGATCATGACTGATTCCGGGTGCAGCTCCTGCACCACTACCGGAACCATTTGCACCACCCGGTGCATCTGCTGCACCAGTCCGGGAACCATTTGCACCACTCACCCCCGCAGGATTTGCACCACAGGGTGCAGGAGATTCACCACTCACAACGGTAGCATCCAGGCACAGATGATAAATATTTGACTGGTTCAGACCGTTGGCCGATTTTCGTGACTCAACACGAACCAGCCCCATTTTCACCAGGGCATTGATGTGGTTCTGCACTGAGCGTTCAGATATTTCACACTGCTCAGCAATGTACGGCACAGACGGCCATGATTCCCCTTGGTCGTTGGCATTATCAGCCAGTTTGACCAGTACCAGTTTTCGCAGCGGGTTGCCTGTTTTTATCTGCAAAGCCCGTGCAGTTAAAATCATACTCATGGTTTCACCTCATCCGGACAGCGTGCATACCGTTCCTGAAATATTTTCAGCGGTTCAAAGCACGGGTGCTCATAACCATCACGCATGAAAATCACCCGGCTGTTTTCCCGGTCATACCGGATAACGTGAACTTTCCGTCCCCGCTTATCAGTGTAATACCGGTTCAGATTGTCAGCTGTTTCTTCAGGCATCCTGACCTCCGCTGCGGTAATAAAACTGTGACCAGCTGTCCTCCACCTTTTGCCGGTCTACCATTTCCGGTTTTTTCCGGTAGTTGTCAGCTGTATCGCCACCCGGTATGCTTTCCACATAACGAAATGGTTCACTGCCGGTAACAATGCATTTGAATTGCCTTTCCGGTATTGAATGAGTTAATCTGCTCATGCGTTTATCTCTTCACACAATTGATATGGCGCGATCGACGCCGGGAGCCGTATACTCCCGGCTTCACCCTTTCTGAGTCCGGGTAAATAAAATAATCGTGGATTCAACCTCATCTGTTCTGGCCTGCATGTCTCTGTAGTGTGCAGTCCGTATTGCATCCGCTTCTCCTGTGGTGATTTCTCCGTCCTCAATAGCCTTACTGATACACAGGTCCACAGCCCCGCGCATAACGGATGCCCTGACGCTCTTTTCGTATAAGTCAGTACGGCCGATTTCACTTTTTTTCGGGCTGTCCACCAGCAGCATTCCGGACTCCGCCGCGACATATTCGGCATACAGCACAGTTCCGGAGACTTCCTGCATCACCATGAGGTCATGATGATCAAAGAACCGGCAGCCGTTTTTCTCATAAAACCGGTTGTTGAATGACGTCAGGGATAAGCCAAGGGAACCGGCCATTGCATCACGTCCGCCGGGGACCAGACTGCACATCTCTCTTACAACTTCTTTCAGGGATTGGTTTTTCATTGCCTACTCACCTTCAGTATGAGTTGTAGTTAACCGTGCTTTTCCGTGCTGCTATGCTGATAAAATGCAGGGTTGTACTTAAGTCCTCCATTTGTAATCCGCTCAATAATTAACGCTTGTTTTTCGGGAATAGTTTTCTTCCAGCGGCAAACTGCCGGATGACTGATATTAAGAGCTGCGGCCGTTTTTTTTACTCCGCCGAAAAAATGAAGAACATCTCTCTTCAACATTTGTACGACTCCTCAGACCTTTGAATACAAGAAAGGTAACAAAAGGTACAATTACATGCAAACACATTTCACATCATTGTGATGTAACATTGGTTACATGAAAACGGAAATGAACGAACGCATCAAAGCTCGTCGTACGCAACTCAATATGACACAACAATCCCTGGCAAAAATGCTCGGGGTCTCACGCGTATCCGTTACAAAATGGGAGACTGGTGTCACAAAACCAGATGGTGAAAACCTTCACATGCTGGCTAAATCACTGGATGTCTCTCCTGAATGGTTACTATTTGGCGGAAATGAACTACTTTCGACTGAACTGGTATCTGCAAGAAAAACCATTGCTGTCAAACAAATCCCTGTTATATCGGCCGTACAAGCCGGTGACTGGACATCAACATACGCAGCAGCAACTATTGATGATGTACTTCGCTGGGTTAACACAACCGCCCGGGTATCTGAAAGTGCGTTTGGCCTTGATGTTAAGGGTGATTCAATGACAAACCCAAATGGGGCACCAACAATCCCTGAAGGTTCAACAGTCATTGTTGAAACACAATTTGGAAGTATAGAAGATCTATATGGAAAAATTGTTGTTGCAATACTCGATGGCACATCAGATGCCACAATCAAAAAACTAGTCTGGGATGCTCCCTATACCTACCTGATTCCGCTGAACCCCAATTTCAAACCGATAGTAGTCAATGGTAACTGTCGAATCATTGGCAGGGTTATTCAGGTTATTCAAAACATCTGATTTATCCCTCCCTCATTTGCCTTATCTATGCAGCAATGTAACTTTTTTTACATTAACTATTGACCGTAAATGTAACTTAAGGTACCTTTATTTCATGTAAGAGGTACTATTTTTTACATGAGGCCAATATGAACCAAGAACCAATCATCACCACCAACAACATGTCAGCAGACGAAGTTGCGGTATGGATCACTGAAAAAGCCCGGGCGCTTCAAAAACTGCAATCACTCCGTGCTGAGCGCCAAAGAGAGATACGTGACCACGAGCGCACTATGGCCCGCCTCGATGAAGACATCGCCAGATGGGAAGACTTCTGTGCTTTAACAGTACAACCGCAGTAACGGCTGCGTATCTGAATAACTGTGTGAAGAGTATCAATTAGTGTGGGGAGATAGACGTTATGACAACTGAAAATGAAAAAACAGGGCAGCAAGTGCCACCCTATGGTGATGAGCCTTTTATCTACTCAGGAAATCTTGATTTAGATGCACTGATCCGCTGGATGGAGAATGAGATCAATAAATTAAAAGTAACCAGACGCGCAATAATTGAATCAAGAAAATTACTTGGTTATCTCATAAAAGAAATGCACGGTGTCATTCAGTGTCAGGCCCTGATAAATAATCTGCGCCATCACCCAGATTCCAGTTTACTTTCAGATTCCAATCAATTTTCGAATGATCTGAATTCAATTTTATTACATTTAAATAGTCACGAACTCCTTCACAGAAGCTATCAGGGGATAGGTGTTTCAGAAGAAGAAAAACCATTTGCTGAAGCGAAAGAGAATTAGCCTGTTCAATTGGATACCGGTATTCAGTTAGTATCGCATGCCTTAATACTGAATCACCCGTCAATTTAATAAATGGTGTCTTGCTTAAATTTAATTTTTCTTTGTAGTCAGCAATGTAAATTTCAAGAACCAATAGCATGTAGGAATGCAACTTGGCGCTATCTTTATCGCCGCTACGGGAATAATTATCATTATATATGGCGTTATAGAATGGATAAACAATGCGTTGTATCTGTTCAAACAGAGTAGCAAGTTGACCGGTTTTCATACTTTACCCTCTTGGTTGTGTGAGAACACCAAGATACCACCGTCGCCCGAGGTGGTTAAACAACCGGGCACGAATATTGTGAAGAGAGACGACCCCATAACAATAACGATGCAGCATCATTAGCGGCCGTGCATAACACGGTGCAGTCCACCAGTCGGCCGCCACTTTTTACAAACATAAGTCCACCGGTGTGAATCGTCCTGCCGGATAGATACCTTGCCTGACCGCCGGTGGACTTATCTTTGTGTGAAGAGACAACGAAAGGAAAAACGCGATTAGCGAGAATAACCGTATGACCAATGTCCCGGGCTTTCTCTCCGGGTTAGATGCCGGTGTGTTTGAAAACCGATATTCAAAACCTATACCGGTAAATTCAAAGTTTAATTATTTTATACCGCTTTAACCGACGGTATTTTTACTGCCCGCACCAGAGAACAAATTAGTTTAATAAAATATATAATCTTTATTTTAAAGAGGATATACATCATGTCAGAACAGGATAAGCCCAGTGTTAAAATTAATATTACAGTGACTTTAAATGAAGCGCCCTGCATTAATGTTGAGGTAAGTAAGGAATTCAACATACCTGAAAATGCACCTTATATAGCCTCTTTTTTAGAAAAAATCGGTGAACATATTGCCAGCGAAGGGACGACTACAGAGGCTATAAAAAAAGCAATAAAAGACACCATTAAAAAAAGAAATATTCACTGAAGCTACGCTCTTCTTATATCTGAACAGTCTTAATCCTATACGGTGATGTGCAGAGTGTGACTATGAAAATGTTAACTTTGGATGAATGGGCAGAAAACCGGTACAGGAGCCGCCCGCCTAAACTGGGAACATTACAGCGGTACGCCCGATGTGGTCTGTTTTTCCCACCGGCACAGAAAGAAGGTGGTATTTGGCGCGTGAGAGAAGATGCTGAACTTGTTGGTAATTTAATCTCACCGGTGATCAGCAAAAGTGATAATCCCAGGCTACAAAGGATTTTAACTGATGGCTGCCAGACCCCGTAAAAATAATATCACTATCCCCAACCTGTACCCGTTTTTCAGCAGGAAAACCAGCAAGGTGTACTGGCGCTACAGACATCCCGTCACCGGGAAATTCCATTATCTCGGTGACAACGAGGAAGAGGCCAAAATAATTGCGGTTGAGGCTAATCTGCGACTGGCTGAACAGCGAAGCCGTCAGGTAATGGCGATCAGTGATCGGATGGCGAAAATAAAAGGCAAAGAAATCACGGTTAATACCTGGCTGGAACGGTACCAGATAATCCAGGCGGAGCGTCTGGCAGACGGTGAAATAAAACAGAATACCTTTAAACAAAAACAGAAACCTGTTGCACTGATGCGTCATGCGTTGTCACAAAAACCATTACCGGCAGTCGATGCCCGCGATATTGCCGATATTCTGGAGCAGTATAAGGTCAGTGGTCAGCACCGGATGGCTCAGGTTGTCCGTTCTGTATTAATCGATGTATTCAAAGAAGCGCAGCATGCCGGTGAAGTTCCGCCAGGATATAACCCAGCTCTCGCTACAAAGCAACCACGGCGAAAGGTCACCCGGCAACGACTTAGTCTGGAAGAATGGCAGAAAATTTATGATATCGCCTGCAAGGACCATAAATATCTCGGGAACGCCATGTTGCTGGCTGTTGTTACCGGACAGCGCCTCGGAGATATTTCAGAAATGAAGTTCCGTGATATATGGGATGACCATCTGCATGTGATCCAGCAAAAAACCGGAACGAGGCTTGCTATTCCCCTCTCCCTCCGGTGTCAGGCACTCAATATCAGCCTGCAGGATGTGATTGCCGGATGCCGTGATCTGTATGTCAGCAAATATTTAGTCCACTACACACGAAACACATCACAGTCACAGCCCGGCGGCAAGGTAACCGCAAATACCCTGACCACCAACTTTAAAAAAGCCAGGGATAAAACCGACATCGATTGGGGAGAAGGAACACCGGCAACATTTCATGAAATGCGGTCATTGTCTGAGCGTTTATACTGGGAACAAGGCATTAATACCCAAAATCTGCTGGGTCATAAAAACCAGCGACAAACGGATAAATATCATGATGATCGTGGTAAAGATTGGATAAGGGTGTTGATATAATATTTTATTGGTCCATTGTTAAATTTGTAGATTTATCCTATAGGTTATACACAGGATATGTACCAAAAACAGACATAGAATTATCACCAAAATATATTGAGCATCCTTATTCATTAGTCAGACCATGACTTGAAAGTATACTTGTTTCGTGCTTGCTGTTCTGTCATACCTGTGTAGACACGGAATTTTTTAAAATCTGGTTGCTTAATCGGTTCCATACATTTCAAAAATGCATCCTGATTGTTTTCGTAGGTTGGTACACTTCCCCATTCCCTGATCCTGCTTAACTCAATGTTACTCTCTGCTACTTCCGGAAACTCTAACAAGAAGTGATAAAACTCAAACATCACATGATCTATCAACGCTATAGAAGTCTCAGTTATATCAATTAACCCACCGCATAACTTCTTACCAAGAATAGTTCGGATATGTTCAAGCGTTAGTCCATCATCGTACATCGAAATCTTATCTTTGACCTGCTCGTAAAGTTCATTCCTAAAATGAAGTAATCCCATTATTTCATTATAGTTCTTGAACATAGAGCTAACTCTGACACAGTTACGCCATGTTCCCCGTAACTCTTCTGGTTGTGGTATTTTTATCTTAATTCGTAAAATACGATGTTTGACTTTCCACATAAAGGATTCAATTAGCTTTTTGTTCGCTGTTGGTATTTGTCGGACAAAGTACAAGCTGTTGGTGTTAAATTCTACATATGTAAACTTAGTAATTATTGTTGGAAATTTAGCAGCTCTGATTAATGGCTCATCACTGTCTATCTCGAGGTAGTTGGACTTGATAGATACCAAATTACTCAAGCAATCTTGTGCAAGAGCTATGGCCTGTATAGATGCTACTAAGTTATCTCTTGCAATTTTTTGTAGTTCTTGTCTTCTATTGATGTAGACAGCCGATAATCCACCGAAAAAAGCAGAAGCAAATGCAATCGCAACCGGGAAAACATATTCTTTTACATAATCGGTGGTTGCTCGCAGTGATTCGATAGCCTTGACTAGGTTGTCATTGTGTTGATTTAGCATTAGCCAGTCAATAAAGGTCAT